GGCGTGAAGTCGAGGGTGACGGCGCCGGTGGCGGCGATGAGGATGGTGAACGTGCCACCCGAGCTGGACGCAGCGGTCACGAAGTCCATCAGGAACAGGAGTTGGTCGGTGGCGGCGGTGCCAACGTTGAAGTAGGTGACGGCAGCCATCGCGTTGGCGATGGTCGACGTAGGCCACGCCGGGTCAGCGAAGTCGTAAGTGAGAGTGCCGGCCGGAGTGATCGTCCAATCGGTGGTCGTAAAAGCGATACCTCCGGCCGAGTAGCCGGTGCCGGTGACCTCATTGGTGATGTCGTCCCGGAAGTCGTGGGTATCGAAGTTGGGGGCGTAGGTGTCAGTGACCATCAAGACCTTGTGGGTCTCGGCTTCCATCGACTGGGCAGCCGTGTCAATAAACATCTTCTCCCAGGTGAGCCCATAGAGACCTGAGGCGGTAATGGTCATTGCTGCACTCCTACGCTGCCGTCGATAGCGGCGGGGTTGGCGACAGCGTCACCGGGACCGAGAGCGTCAGGGCTGGCGTCGCGCAGGGTCCGGTATCGGTAGCGAGCTTCACGTAACGCCAACCTGAGATCGTCGCTGGCGCCTTCGTCGGTGTTCTTGGCAACCCGAAGCTGCTCTTCGAGTTCGACCATCTCCAATTGGGCACGCAGCTTGTCAGTCTCGTCGGACATTGACGTTCACTCCTTGTGCTCGCAGCATCTCCATCACCGCCGACAGCCGCTCAGGCGGCACCTTCACAGTGATGTTGCGGGGTGAGACCTTCACGTCGAGACGTTCGTCGGTCTCGACGTGTTCGACGGTCCCTGAGTCGTCGACGGTGACCTTGGCGCGTTCACCGGACGGGAGAGTGAGCGTCTTGTTGGCGGACCGATGCTTGAGCAACGCCACACCCGGCGGCGGAATCCACAGGCCACCACTCACGCGACGAGGACCTGGTTGCGAACATACCCACGGTCGAGCTTCCCCGTCGCCCGCGGATCAGGCGGCGCGGGAACCCGGATAGCGCCACCGAAACTGTCGAGACCGGCGTTGCCTTCCGGTGATAGGCGGGTCTTTAGTTCACGGTTGGCTTGGATGAGACAGGCCCGATGTACCGGTTTCGGAACCGCGGCCCAACCCCAGGTGCCGGTGATCTCGACCCGGTTCGCCCGACCCGGCATGGTGTAACGGATAGGGAACCGACGGCCGGCGACGGCTTCGACCCGAGTGAACGGGCGGCCGGTCGGCCGGTTCACAGGCTGCAACTGGTAGTCGCTGGCCGCCCACGTGGTCTCGAACGTGCCGTCACCGGCCTCGTCGGTCTTGAGTGACGTGATCGACACCAAATCGTCGATATCGAGTTCGTACCAGTGGCACGCCTCGAACGTGCGGGCCACCGCGACGTCCTGCCAGAAGTGACGGTCGCAGTAGTCATCGATCCAGCGAGACGTCGAGTCGAGGATGTCGCCGAGCTCGACGTCGTCGATCGTGTCCGTGAGCCCAACCGACACCTTGAACTCCGGGATCGTGACGTACGGGGCGAAGGCCATGGGTCAGGGGCAGAGGATCAGGCCGACAGAGAACGTGTGCGAGTTGGCGTTGCCGAGGTCGGCGAAGACTTGGAGGTGGGGTGGCACGAAGTCGTTGGCGACCGTATTCGCCGCCGCCGTGAGCCCAGGACCAATCTTGAGCACATTCGTGGACACGGACGCGATCGCCGTCGACGTCAACAGGTTGAACGTCTTACCCGACACCGGGTCGCGGCCCAGGACGCTCATCGTCAACGATGCCGCGGTGACGAACGCGGTCAGGTCAGTGACCAGGATCAGGCTCCGGTACCGCTTGGCGGTGATGTTGAGATCGACGATCTGGTCCGTGGTCCGGGCAGCGGACGGCAGGACCATGTACGTGCCGATGTCGTTGACCGGGTCAGCCATCGACAGGCTGGCTCACAGCGACCGGTACGACGACGGGCTCTTCGGGCTTGGGCTTGTTCTTGGAGCCCCGTGGGCGACCCAGGCGGCGTTCGGTGACACGGTGAACGTTCGCCTCGACCGTCTCGAACCACTGTTCGCGGCCCTTGACCAACGGGTCCTTGTCGTCGACGAGATCGCCGGCACGGACGACACGTTCGACCTTGGTCTTGTGGTCCGTGAACGCGAACGGGTCGGTGCAACGCAATACCGCCATGAGGACGGCTCCTTCTGTAGATGGGTGACATCGGCAGAAGGGCCGGGGTTTGTGGCCCCGGCCCTTCTTCGCACTCCGGCGGACTAGGCGGCCGAAGGAACGTCCAGCAAGCGGAACCCGGCGTCATTGACAGAGTCGGCGCCGACCCGGAAGTAGGCGTACCAGCCTCGCTGCCCGGTGGGGCGTGCGGTGCCGGCGATGGTGGCGTCGAACAGATGGGGGATGAATTCGACGGTCATTCCGATGCGGTCGGCGATCACGTAATTCGAGAAATCGCCGAAGATCAGGATGAAGTTCGACACCGCACCAGCGACGGTGACGGTGGAGTCCATGCCCTCAGCCTCGAGAGCGTTACGGCCAAGGAGCTGCTGGGGGCGGTCGTTGCCCAACGTGGTCCACAGGCCGGCACCGCCCTGGGTATCGAACCGGCGGATCAAGTTGTAGATGGCGTTGTTCGCCAGCCACGTGGCGTCGGCCCGGTAACGGGCCGGCAAAGCACCCTGCAACGTGTACACGTCGCCGATGGCAAATGTGTCGTCTGCCGCGGCGTTGATCTCCGACGCGGAGCCAGCGAGAGCGGTGACGATCCCGAACGGCTGACCTGAACCGGTACCGGTCGCGAACGCCTGCGCCTCCAACGTCTCCTTACCGAAGACGAGCAAACGCCCCACCTCGGTCGCAACGTTGGCCTCGTCCATCGCAGCCTCAATCGAGATCGGGATGAACCCGGCGCCCTTGTGGATGGTGATGGTCGGCTGAACGAACGTCGACGCGTCGTCCGAGACCGTCGAGGCCTCGGCGTCCCACGAGAACGCCGTCGCACCCGCCGACACGCCGTTCCAGATGTCGCCGGTGGCGACGACCTGGCGGGCCACCTGGCGGATGTCGTTGCGGCTGCCATCCGACGTGATGATCACGCCGGGATCGAGCTGAAATGGCACCAAAAATCCACCCGCGGCGTCCGTCAAGGACATGGCACGGGTATAGGAGTCCTGTTCGTCCGCGGTCAACGTGTGCTGCAGGCCGCGTGCCGACTTGGCGAAAGCCCGAAGGTAGGCGGGGGTCGACGTGAACAAGGCAAGCCGCGAGATGGTGCCCTTGCTGTCATCGAACTCCTCGATGATCTTCGTGGCGCCTTCGCGGCGACGCTGGTTCATGCCCGGCATCTGCTCAACCGCGGACAGGGCCCGCGAACGGAGCTCCTGGCCGACCTCGTCCGGGGTGCGGTTGAAGGTCCGCATCTCGGAGAGATCCCACGGGTTCTTGAACCGGCGGTCCTCGATCGAGTCGGGGTCGAGGATGTCGCGATCGAGCTCGCCCTTGTCGGAGCCACGCTCAATCTTCAGGCCCGAACGGGACGAAGCTGCTTCGACACGGATCTTGACCCGTTCGGCCTCGGCTTCACGCTCGAGACGCTTGCGGTGCTCGTCGAGGTCACCGGACTCGCTGAACAGCTCATCCCAGTAGGTCTCATCCTCGGGGGTCAGGCTACCGTTCTCCGACTTGGCCTTGAGACGCGTGAGTTCGTCTTGGATGTCCTTTAGGCGGTGGACCGCCTGGGTGTGTGTCATCGACACATCGGTGGGCATGGTCATCGCTCCTTGGCGATCGCGGCGGCGACCCTTGCCTTGACCCGGTCGAACTCCTCTTGGAGACGTTCGGGGGTCAATACGGGACGCTGCGCAGGCTTGTAAGGGGGCGAGTGACCATCGGAAGTGCGATCTGCGGCTTCGATGGGCGGCTCAACGGTTTCAGCGGCGTCGACTTCGGCCTCTGCGTCCGGGGTGCCTTCGGCGGCCTCGGTGGGGGTGTCGTCGACGTGCTGTTGTGCGGCACTTCTAATCAAAGCATAAAGGTCCAGGTGCCGCATGGCCTCTTGCTCTTCGAGACTGAATTGGTCCCAGAACTCATCGGAATCGAACCGGACACCAGCGATGCGGGCATCCTCGTAGGCGGGGAACGCAACGACGCTGACATGGTCAAGTTTGGCTTCGACCCGTTCGACAAGCCCCGACCTCGGGATCGGGTCGCGTGGGCCAGGGATGATCGGGACGAACCCGGCAGAGAACGAGTCAGCGACCCCGTCACGGATCAGGATCAGCGCCTCGTTGCCGGCTTCGGTGTCAGACACCCGGAACTCGCCGTGTAGGCCCTTGGTGTCCTCGCGGAGACTGATCGACCGGCCGATCGGCAGATTTTTGTACTTGTCGTGGTTGACGTTCAGCTTGATCCGGTCGCCACGCTCACGGGTCGTCTTCGTGAACGCCCCCTTGACGAACACTTCGATGTACGGGCCGTCGCCGTCGTCAACTTTGGTTTCGACGCCGTAGGGCATGACGATGCCGAACACGGTCCGACCATCCGACCGGATCGACAGATCCACGTGGTTCACACGCTCAAAGGGGCGGAGTTGGTTCACGGTTGACCTCTCCGACGCGTACAAGGCCGCCAATTGGTTCTCCGCGGCATCGCGGGTTTCGTGGCAGCCCTCGACCGTGCCGCCGTCGTTCTTGACCACCGCGAACCCGTTGCAGTCCGCGTGGTTGTCATCGATATGCCAGGGCATTGATTATTGCCCTCCGTTCGACGTGACAGCCGGCAAGGCGGGCTGCGAGCCATTGGGCGACGTTTCGGGTGCTGTCGTCCCCGGCAGTTGAAGCTGGACGCTCACCAGACCGGTGTGCTCAAGCAGAGTCACATCACGTGCAGCCGTAGCGGCCTTCGCCGCATCATGCTTGAAACCCTCCTTGACAAGATTGGCGAGAGTGCCAGCTTCAATGGCGAAGATTTCAGCGGCGTCCTTCGCGTCCTCTTGCAGGAACGAGATGTCGGTGGCGTCGTACCAGAGCTCCGACCCCGATGGGAGGGCGACCACCGTCGAGAACGCGGCGGATGCCTCCTGCCACAGGTAACGCATGGTGATGTCAGCGAACCGGCGCTTCGCCGCCTGGTAGTTCCCGGCGTTCAGACTGGAGCCCTGCATTCCTTCGGAGAACTGGGCGATTACCGCGCCGACACCTGCCGCCGCGGCGATACGGGATTCGCCGGCACCCTGGACGATCTTGAAGTCGAGTTGCTTGTTATCGAGACCGACGACGGTGATGTCGGCGCCACCACCCAAGTAGAGGGTCTTTCCGGCGTTCTGGGGCCCGTTGTGCCGGTCGTCCATCTTCTTGACGAACAGATCGAACTGCTCGGGAGTGACCTCCTTGCTCAGCGTGAGCGCGAGATTGGGTGTCGCAGCCTGGTCGATGAACGCCACCTTGTGCCGCGTATACGCCGTGTCACCCAAGATTTCCCGCACCAAAGGCGTCAGCCAACTCATCCCGCGGTAGGTCGCCAGCGGATCAGGCTTGGGAGCGAAGTGAACAACCTCGCGGGGCAACAACACCACCGGCTGCGAATCCCGGCGACCTTCATCGAAGTAGAAGTAGGCCTTCTTACGGAACCCGACCTTGCCACCACCCGCACGAACAGGTTCGAGAAGGATGTCAACCCAGTCGGGTCGCAACCGGAACAGTTCGCCCTCGATCAGAGCCGCGTAGTAGTTGCCGGCCATGTCGGCGTCGAGAATCGCCTCGGCCAGAAAACCGGGCCGCTCAAGGGGCCGCAACGCGGTTGTCCCGAACAGGTCACCGGGTTTGCCGTTGTTCAGCTGCCGGAACTTGAACCGGGCCTGTGCGAACACCTCGAGCCGGATCGACTCGCATGTCCACACCACACCGTTACCCCGGAGGCCATGAGATACGAAACCGGTGAAGTTGTCGCCGATCGGTTCCGTCTTCGATCCCGGCACCGTCGTGGTGACACCCAACGGATACTGGGAACCCTGAAACCCGAACGAACCCCAACCAAACGACTGATTCAGCCACGCCGCGTAGTCCTCGATCGTGTACCGCTGTACGGGCGCGTCAGGTCGCCGACGTCGAGGCCATCTCATGTGAAGTTGCCTCCTAACGCCAAACGGCCATCGGCACCAACGCCGCGGGGACCTCGGGCATGGTCATCGCGGCTTCCAACGCCAGCACGGCGGCGATACCGGCGTCGATCTTGCGGCCGTCTTCGCCCTTCGTGAATACGTAGCGGGTGCGGCCGTCCAACTCGTCCTCGACTTTGACATACGCTTTCTTGCGGACCATGGCGACGGTGTGACTCTCGAGGATCGGGTTCCCATCGTGAGTCAGTGGTCGGTCGGCGTCGCCTTCCTTGCCGACCGCGGCAGTGAACCGGTCGCAGGCACTGGACATACGCTTCGGCTGGTTCGTGTCGAGAAACTGCACGACATCCTCGGCCTGGCGCTCGGCGAGTTCTTCCTGCTCCGTCTGCCATTTCGGTGGGTCACCGAACCAACGGCCCACCCCGTAGCGAGCGAACACCGCATTCCAGGCCCGGACGATCTCAAGCTTCGGCATCCGCCAGCCCTTTGGAGCGTTCTCGGGCCGGAGCCAGATGGTCTGACGCTCTTCCCCATTGACCCAGTAGGTCGGGACGAACAGGTAGCCGTCTGCAGTGCAGGCCACGAGAGCGGTGGCGTCCTCGCTGATGGACCCGTCGAAACCGAGGCCGATGTGTTCCCCGTCAGCCACGACTCTTGAGGCGTCCACGAGCTCGGCCCAACGCCGCGGATCCACGGCCCGGCCAGCGGATCGGGTGAGAATGTTGCCGTAGAATCGGGACGCCTGCGGGGCGTCCCGATCGATTAGGTCGGCGGCCTCGGCCTCGATGGCGTCCAGGTCGACGTGACCGCCCTGGGGGCGCAGGACGTCGGCCGGATACACGAAGCGGTGGATCTTTCGGCGGTCCCGGCGGTTCGTATAGTGCAGGTCACGGGGCGGCTGGTCGAACTGGCGGTAGATGTCGGTCGCCTTTGACTCGTACTGCTGCTGCGCGACGGACTTCTCTGAGGGGTCCCAGGCGTTCGATGTGAGCGACGCCCGGCCGCCCATGCCAGAGAGGCCGCGGTACTGGGTGTCGGCGACCTTGGTCATCTTGTTCTGCGGTGTCCAGATGCCGACCTCGTCCTGCGGCACGAACGTGACCCGCTGGCCAAGTCGCGACTGGGCCGAACTCGTCACGGTATCGATACGTCCGCCGCTGGGAAGCCGGATGAACTCCTCGCCCGTCTTCGGCACCAGGTCGTGTAGCGGTCCATCATCGATCATTGGCCGTAGCGCGTCGTAGATGTTCTCGGTCTGCTCCTCGGAGAACGCCGTGATCTGGATCAGCGGCGTCGGCCAGGGCATCCCCATCGGCTCGCCGGATTCGTACGGCCACTCCCACCCGCAGCGGCAACCCCAGTCCGCACACGAGTAGCCGTCATCATCGCCAGCCCAACCTGCGAACAGTGCTGGACCGACGCCCTCGAGGCACACGTGGGCCGCGGTATGTGGACCCTTCCCGAGCTTCTGCGGCCCGATCAGCATCCCGCGGCGGTAGACGAACGCTGGAGCGAGGATCGGGTTGACTGGATCGAACTCGACGTCGCCTCGTAGGAGGTAAAAGTTCCGCAGATAGCGCAGCTGGTAGTCGTAGAGCTGGAACGGCTGGCCCTTGCGGAACCCATCAGGGACGATGCAATGCGCCTCAATCCACGCCGGCGCCACCGGCATCGTCCTGGGCTCAGGCGCCGCCACCTTCAACCACCTTAAGCCGGTCACGGACCGATGCCCCGCGGCCTCGGCGAGCTCGCGGCTTCTGCTCGGGCTTCGGGGTCGTCTCATCGACGATCTTCCAGCGAGCCGCCCTGAGCCCAGGAACCGACAGACCCAGCGCGTCCATCTGCTGGCGGACGAGGGTGCGAGCCGCAACGGATGCCCGCGGCGACTCAGCCTCGACAACCGCCCGCACGAACAGTGCCACCTCGAGGGCCTGCCCGTTGCGCTCCCACATGAGCGCCTGCGGGCGCCGCCATTCCCGCGGCCAGAGCTCGAGCTCCCGGGCCGACGGCTGATCCAGCGGCCACCCCGGCGGTTCGCCCTCACGGCCGGCCGATGGCAGCTCAGTCCACTCGCCCTTGTCACGTTCACGGCGCAGCGCGTTGGGGTCCGGGGCAGGACCGGAACGTGAACTCGATCCGCGTGGCATGTAGCAGCCCTCCATTCTCATTCTCAGTTCTCGTTCTCAGTTTCTCATCACAGCACGCGGTCAAGTAGCAGGCTGCCGACCCTCTTACCTGACGGGCCACCGGCAAGGGTGGCAAGTGGGTCCTGTGTGCTGGTCAGCGTTGCGTCGCCGACCCCACCCCCCACCCTCCGTGGTATCCGTAGTGGGAATGAGAATGGGATCGCAGGGTAATGAGAATGAGAGCGGGTCAGTGGCGGCCGATGCGTGCGCTGTTGCAGCGGTGACAGAGCACGGTGACTGGACCGTCACGGTCGTTGGGGTCGAGGTGCTCGAGACTCAGCGGGTTGGCTGGTGTGCCGGCGTCAGGGTAGGGGCAGGTGGGGTTGTGGCACCAGGGTTGGGCGGCTATGGCTGCGGCGCGGCGTTGGTTGTGGGTTGCGCCGTAGCCACGTTGCTGGCGTGTGCCACGTCGGAGGTCGCGTGCCTGGTCGCGCTGGTGTTGGTGGGTGGGGCAGCGTGCCTTGCCGGATTCGGCTAGTGCGGGGCAGCCGGCTTCGATGCAGGGGCGTCTCGGCATGTGCACCCCACCCCTGTTTCGTTGGGCCCGCCCTGTGGACAGAGGACCCGGCCCCATCTTGGGAAGGCCGGGTCCTCTGGAACTATCGTGGATCATGACCGATAGTTCTCACGCGCTAGCGCGCAGCGTAGCGAATCTGCTGACACATGTCACGTATGGGCTAGTCAGCTGTGTCAGCAGCACGGCGGGGTGGCGGCGATGAGAATTGGACCTTGCGGGTTTCGGTGGCGACGTCTCCGTTCTCCACGTACAGCTTGCCGTCACGGAGCTTGTGAACGATAACCTCGGCTTCAAGCGAGTCGGGGTCGAACATGACGGCGTTGACCTGGTATGGGTCAACGCCTTGATTGGACAGCCATTCGAGGAACGGCGGCCAGCCCCGTTCTGGCGAGTTGGTATCGATGGTGATGGTCATGCTGCGGTTTCCTCGTCTGGGTTGCGGATGAACCAGGAGCGGTCGGGTCTGCCGTCACGGGCCCATTTGCGGTAGCAGGCTGGACACCACCCGGCTTGGATGCGGTTGTGGGGGTGTTTGCCGTCGGGGCGTACGAATTTGTCGCAGCGTAGGCAGCGGCCGGTGCCGGCGGGAACGGGGTCGTCGTCGTTGGCGTGGGCGAGGATCATGTCGATTGAGGCGTGGAGTTCGAGGCAGCAGTGCCAGGCGGCTTGGAGTTGTTGGGCTAGGCGGTTGTCGATGTCGTCGTAGGGGCCGGGGTTGAGGGCTGCGCGTTCGGTGCTGGTGGTGGGGTCGCTTGAGCGTCCGCCGTCGGTGCCGTTGGTGGTGGCGGGCCAGCCGCGGGCGGCGAGTGTCTGGGCTCGACAGCGGATGCATCGGCAACAGGCGGGTTTGTGGGTGCCGATGTCGTCGAGCCGGTCGGCGAGCTGGCGAAGGTTTTTGGCGAGGACCGACGGGGCCGGGTGATGGATCATGTGGGTTCGCCGGTTGGCCTTCACGTGGTCTCCCGTCGTGGCGCGTTGCGGGGCGGGTGGCCGTCTATCAAGCATTCGGCGAGGTGGCGTGGTGTGACGCGGAACATGTCCCACCAGCGTGCTGCCTTGTCGCCGAGCTCGAGCTTGGCGTTCTCTTTGGTGCGTCGGTTCCACGCGACGGGCTGTTTGACCGTGCCGGCGGGTTGTTTGGCCAGCATGAGGTTGGCGTAGTGGATCCAGACTTCGTCGGGGACTTCTGCCAGAACGTCGTCGTCCACAGGCTGGTCGGGGCCTCGTGAGTTACCAGAGGACGATGGAGTGTTTTCTTTATCTGGGGACGGGGACGGGGAAGCAGAACTTCGGGCGAAGTCACGCCGTGACGCGCGACGTGACCGTGAGCGGCGTTGGCGCTCGGTAGCGGCTTGGCGGTCCGCGAGGACTTGCTCGCGGGACGGGTTGGAATCGAGGTACTCGTGGACGTCCCAGCCGAGCTCGGTGGGCTTCCATAGGGCGACGGACACGAGACGGTCGGCGACGCTTGGCTCGACCCCCGCCATAGCTGCGATCACTGGCAGGTCCTGGGCGGTGAGGTGTCCATCGTTGAGCTGCATAGCGCAGTAGCAGAGGCTCGCGAGGAATAGCGCGCGGCCCTCGAGGCCAGCAGCGACGGCCTTACGGTTGACGTAGAACTGGTCATCTAGCTTCACCCACGGCACATCACACCGATTCGATCTGCTGAAAGGATAGGACGGCGCCGCGGGCCCGGCAGTGGAAACAGAACCAGGTCATGGTTTCGGGGTTGACGTACAGGCTGTCGTCGTGCCCGCACGCGGGATGGTGGCCCAGCAACCGTGCGCCGATGACCTGGAGCCGGCGGGCGTCAGAGCCGTCATCGAGACGGACACGCGACATGTCAGGCGGCCGCTTCTTTTGAGGGCGGCGGGGTTGTGTTCAGTCGGGCGATGTATGCCTCGTCTCCTCGGGTAAGAGCGTCTTTCCGGAGCCGATAGAGCATCCGGACGTACTGCTGCTCGGTGAACGACATCCAGCCTTCGCCACACAGGATGTAGCGCGTGCTGTCGTTCTTGCCTAGGACTTTGAATGCCCAGGTGCCGGGCCAGTAGCGGGCAATGAACAGTGGGAGCTGGCCGCCGCCGTGGCCGTACAGCCCGCCGAGCGCCTCGTAGTTGCGACCGTTCGTCAGGCTCAGATCCGCAGCGCAGTGCTTGTAGTCGACAACGGCGACGGGGGTGCCATGGTTGTACTCAACGAGCAGGAAATCGGCGTCGACCGCTGGGCAATCGTCACCCCAGAAGTCTCGATGCCGGTCCGACAACATCAGCGAGTAGCCGATCCATTTCTCGGCATCGACTCGGCGCGGCGGAATGCTCACAAGAACCGTCGTCGGGCCACTTCGAGGGTGTCGGGGTCAATGTCGCTGCCGATGACGCGACGCCCGAGCTGGGCCGCTACGACTGCAGTGGTGCCGCCACCGAGGAACGGGTCGCATACGAGGGCGCCCGGTACTGAGACTCGGCGGATGAGGTCGGCCATACCGGATTCGGATTGGCCCCAGTGGTGGTGTTCCTTGTCGTTATCGTTGACGTCGGACTTGGCGACGTCGCCGAACCAGTCGCCTTCGTAACCGCCGTTGGCGTAGACGAGGACTGGCTTCCAGAACGTGTTGACGTTGCGGTCCCAGAGCTGCACCGCTTGGCCGCCGGGCGTCAGGTAGGAGATCGTCCAGTGGTAGGTGAGCGCATCGCCGAGCTGGGCATGGATGTCGGGCAGATAGCTCTGGCCGGCCATGGCGACGCAGAGTCCACCCGGCTTGAGCAGCACCGCGGCCGTCCGTGATAGATCGCCGTAGGTGGGTAGGAACTCTGCCGGGTAGGGCGGGTCGGTGATGAATACATCGACCGAGCCGGGCTCGACATGCTCGGTCAGATCAGCGACCGGACAGCAATGCCAACCTTCAACTAGCGCCCATGAGGCCGGGCCGATGTCAGGCTCGTCGCGCGTAGTGCGGTAGAAGTCCTTCCACGCCGGCAACTTCGACAAGTCGATGTCAGGCTCGTCACCGGGCCGCAGCTCGTGTGCCGCCGGTACGAGGCCGGCGGCGGCTGCACGCTCCCATCCGGTGTAGTAGCGCAACACCCGCGGGGCGCTCGTGCCGGCTTTCTTGGCAAATGCCCGTGCTGAGACCTTCTCACTGTAACGCTCGTTACGGTCAGCATAGGTTCCACCCTCGCCCTCGCCTGGCTCCACGTTTCGGGCGACGAGAAGGCCGAGCCGCCAGCCATGACCACGCCCGACGTGCAGTCCGAACTCTCCGGCGTCCTTCACCGTGACGGTCCGCATCTCGTCGGCGTCGATAACGACGCCAGGGATGTCGTGTATGACGCCGTCGATATCGACAAAGGAGCTCACACCACAACCTTCCCGTCCACATCCTGTGGATAGCTAGATGGAAACGCTGTGAACTCGTTGCGGCGGTCGTTGGCGTTGGCGACGATGGTCTGGTAGCAGCGGTCGCAGACACCGAATCCGCCGTGGTAGGGGCATTGGGTCCCGAGGCCGCACGGGCATGGCGCGGTCTGACGAGCCTTCTGGCCGCAGTTGGGGCAGACGGTCATGCTCGGCCTGGCTTGAGGCTCGACGGTTTGGGGCGGGGGGGTGGGGGTCATCGTGGCGGCACGCTGCGGGGCTGGCAGCAGCCGCCATGTGGGCAGTTGCCACAGCGGAGTTCGGCTGTCGCTCGCCGCACCCGTTCTGCCCAGGCCCGTCCCTCCTCCGGACTGGCGAGCTTCGGACGCCGGGTGCGCCGGAGCCAGCCCCAGGCGGCGCAGGCCAACAGGAGGGCGGTGAGGGCGGCCTGTATGGCGGGCCGGACGATCCCACGGGCCGGGATCATGCCGACGTGTCCCATTCTCGGGCGATGCGTCCTACGAACCGAACGGGTAATCCGTAATCGTCGGCGACTTCGCGGGCTGATTCGCGCGTGTACTCGTCGGTGTTTCGCAGCCGGTCGGCGATGGCGTCGAGGGTTCGGTGACGCTGATCGGAGTCTCCGCACAGCAGGCATGGCCCGTTGTAGGGCATGTGTTCGTCAACCCAAGAAGGCACGTTCACGTCGGGGCCTCGCCGGTAGCACATTCCCAGCAGCAGGCGGGGCAGATGATGGTGTCGCAGTGGCACCAGGGCTCGTGGTGGGGCTGGCCGTCGCAGCCGCGGTCGTGGGGGTAGCAGGCTTCGTCGTCGGTGATCAGGCGGCCGCACACGTCACAGGTCATCGGTCGTCCCATTCGTCCCACCACCAGACGCGGCCGGGGACGTCGGTCCATGCGAGCTCGTCCTCGACTTCGCGGCGGCGTTGTTCGCGGAGGGCGAGCCGCCGCCGGTATTCGGCCCAGTCGTCCGCGGTCATGTGACCG